CGTCGGCGGCGGGAGAATCGAGAATGAACTTGGTCATCGGCGCGACGCGGCCGGCGGCAATCAAAGCGTCGGTCGGCACCGCATTGCCGATCAGTTGCAGGGACGTCGTCGCGGCGGCGAGATTGGCGAGTGAAGCTGCTTGGACCGCGGCGAGCGACGGGCCGATCGGCACAATCGCCCGCGCGACGATCGCGTAAGCGCGCGGCGTCGCCGAGCGCACCTGCGGAATGTCGGTCAACTGACTGCCGGTCGCCGGATCGGCACTCCAATCGTCGTTGAGCGCCGCCGCCACCGCCTGCACCGCGGCGGAAGACACCGAACCGTCGGCGTTGACGTTGCCTTGCAAGATGACATTGACCACGCCGCCGGGCGCGGTGATCAGCCCGACGCGTCGCACTTCCGACGAAGCGCGCAGCGCGACACTGGCGTAGCCGCCGCCGGTCAGGCCGGGCGCCGTTCCCTCGAGCGCGATCTGAGCGCGGGCGCGGAAGGCGTTGTCGCCTTCCATCACCGCCGCTGTCGGCGGAGTGGTCGTCGGGTCGGCAGCCGTAAGCGTCAAGCGGCGAACGCCGAGCAGCGCGTAGAGGACGTCCTGGTCGGCGCCCTGGGCGTAAAGGATCATCACCGCCTTGGCGGCGGCGTTGATCGCCGCGAGGTTTAGCACCTCGCGATAAGCGCCTTCCTCCTGCAGGATGACGGCGGGATCGGTTTCAAGCGCGGCGACGTCGAAGGCGACGCCAGCGGCGGCGAGTCGCGCAGCGAGATCAGCGACGCGCACCGATTTGATCGCGGCGTAGTCGACCGGTTGGATAACCGCCGGCGGTGGCAGCAGCGACAGCGCCAGGGTCGCGTCAGGGAAGCGGTCGGACACCGTCAACCTCGCGAGTTCGAGCGGCGGAGCGCCGTCACAGGATCACCGAAACAGTGGCGGCGACGGTGAAGTCGCCTTCGAGGGCGTTCGGCATATACTGGCCGAGAATGGTCACGCCAAAGCGCCCCTGCTGAAGCTGAGAGGCGCTGTTCTGCGCCTTGGGATAGTCGAGCGAGATCACCTTGAATCGCGGCTCCCACAACTCGACGGCTATGACGATCGCCATATAGAAGCGCAGCAGCCGGTTCGGCGTCAGTGGTTGGCCGAGCAGCTTAAGAACCGCAGAGCCGAAGGTGCGACGCATCAGGCGCGAAGTAAGCCGCGTCGTGAAGATGACGCCGAGGCTCTGCTCGACGTGAGCGAAGCCAGCGAGCGGTTGACCGGTGAAGCGGTTGAGACCGGCGGTCATCTCAGTCGCACACGTAGTTCGGCGCCGAGCCGATGATTGACGCCCCGCATGCGGTCAGACTCGACGTGCGTGCGACCTTCTGACCTTGCGAGACAAAATTCGGCGAGCCAACGACAATCGGGTTTGGTCCGTGAATCGGACAGGCGAGGATGTCGGTCACGCGCGCGATCTCAATGCCGCCAGCGACATGCATCTTCCCGGCGGTGATGATCGCGCCACCATGATCGGATGTGTCACCGAGCCGCGCGACGGTGAGCCCCATGACCGCTCCTCACGAATTGACCTGCACGTCGCCCTTGAGCTTGATCGTCGTCGCGTCGAGTTCGAGCACGCCGTCGGTCATTGAGAACTTCACGCCGCCAACCTCGAGCACCCGCGATGAGGCGGTCGTTGTATCCTTCGTCGTCCCGCGCGTCGTCACGTCAGCAGCGGGGTCGGTTGAAGGCGACGGGTTCTGATCGTACCAGCCGTGCGGCACGCCGAGCCCTTGAGTGAAGTCGGGCGAGCCGTCGGGGTTGATCAGCATATATTGCTCACCGACGCTCGGCGGCGAATGCGACTTGCGGGCGCCGGCGATCTGCGAATAGGGAGCCCACGGTGACTTGACTGTTTGACCTTGATCGTCGAGGCCGATCTCCTGGCGGTAAAGCCCTTTCGTCGCGTCGACGTCGGTGACCTTGCCTTTACGGAACATCCGCTCGATGCGCGCCTCGAGATCGGCGTGGCGAGAAAACAGCTCGCCAAGCGCCTCATGAATTTCCAGCAGGGTGCGATCGGCGCTCACGTCACAGCCCCGGTAGCGGGGTAATCGGTTCAGTCACAGTCTCTTGCGTCGGCGCATTGTCGCCGGTGTCGACCGCCGGCGTCGAATTGTCGCCCGGCCCGAGGTCGATCATCTGCATCGCATAGCGGCTGAGGCCGAGGAAGATGCGGTCGACTTCGGTCTGCGACAGGCCGGCGGGCGCAGCGATCTCAGCGGCGATCCATGGCGCGAGCGCAGCGATATTGGAGACCCCTGGCGTGGCGTCCGCCTGCATCGCCGTCAGCAATTCCGACCAGACCCCAGTCAGTGCGGCGCCGGGGATGGGCTCCTGTAGCGTCTCGCAGACCATGCGAATCTCGCGCGCCGGGGCCTTCACCTTGGCGGTCTCGACCAGATAGGACGACGAAACGACCCTCTCGATCGTCTGGATGAAACGGCCGAACAGATCGGACCAAACATCGGCCTTGACCGCCAGCGCCCGCGCGATCATGCGCTCGATCAGGTCGAGCGCCGTCTCCGACCCTTCGCCACGCGTGTCGAGCGTGACCGTCTGTGGCGCGCCATGCGCATCGGTGTAGGAAAACACCATCTGCTGCGGCAGGAACACCTGCAAATCAAGGTTGAGCCGGGGCTCGCCGGCAAAGAAGGCGCCGCCGTCGAGTTTGTTATCACCCTGGCCGGTGTAAACGGCGACCAGCGCCGCGGCGGGATTTGCCTCGAGGCTGTCGATTGGATCGACCGGCGAATCGACGACGATGAAAGCGGCGGGCAGCGCGGCGCGCAACACGCGCACCGCAGCAATGCGCGCGGCGAAAGCGACGAGGCTCATGGCTCTATCCTCGCTCGCTCACGTCAAGTCTTGACCAGCGTCAGGATGGTGCGATCGCCACCGAAGCGGTAGACGCCCGAGACGCGAAGCCGCGCCTCGTCCGGATTGTCGATGCGGGTCAGGATGAAGCCGGCGGCGGCTGTAAACGGCAGCGCCGAGGTCGTAAACTTCGCTGTGTGGGTGACGCCGATCAGTTCGACCGCATGGCCGGATCCGGCGTCGCCTGAGGCGCCTATGGCCGCGCTAGTCTCGGTCACGACGGCCAAGACCTCGGACGGCTCGCCGATGGGAGAACCGACGATGTAGCCGCCAGCCTGCATCGGCTGAATCGACACCCGTTCGGCCGCATGGCGGTCGACGGCGCGATGCAGCTTGCGCAGGCTAGCGGGCCGCATGCCTAGATTTCCGTGCCGGCGCCGTTGTTGCCCGAGACCAACGCGTCGGGCTTGACGCAGACGTGCAGCGGATAGCTGTACTGCTCGACGTCGGCCCACGAGTCTCGGTCGCGGTCGGGCACGATCCAGGAATAGTTCTCCTGACCGGGTGTATTGACGAATTCGAACCGCTCGGCCGGGGCCTGCGCCACTTGGAAGATGTCGGCGCCGGCGGGGAAGAAGCGGCAGCCGTTGGTTGGAATGGCGACGGTCGAATTGTCGTCAGTGCCGCGATAGTTGTGCCACATGATGTTGGCGAACAGGAAGTCTTCCCATGCTCCTCCGACCTGGTTCTGCAGCATCAGCGCCGCCTGCGCCTGATAGGTCTTGCGCACCTCGGACGAAGCAATGAAATCGTCCCAGAAGCCGTCGCCGCACAGCGCATGCACCTTGACGTTGGCGCCGCCGAGGCCACGCAAGGCGCGGATCATCTGGCGCTTGAGCGCATTGGCCTGCTTGCGGATTGTCCCGTCGACTCCGGTCGAGCCGAAGTTGAAAGAGACCGCCGCCGCCGGCGCGACGCCGAATTCGTCGAACCAGTTGTAGATGACCGAATTGTCGGCATCGACGACGATACCTTGAATGCAGCCGAGGCGCATGTGCTCCTTGGTCAGATTGAAGTCGGACTTCATCTTCATCTGGCGCCGGCCGATTTCGAGCTGCAGATCCTTGACCGCCGCTTCCTCGCCGAAAGCGCGCACGCCCTGAAGTTCACTCGCCCAGACGCGCGAAGCGTCGGCGATGCGGGTCGAATTGAAGGCGAGCGCCTTGCGCTCGTCGCCGCCCTTCTGCGCCGGCGGCGCGCCGCGCGGGCTGGTCTGAATCAGCGCTGCGCCGAAGTCGCGCTTCTCGATCCACACCTTGTCGGTGCGCACCGGCTTGGCGACGAACAGGCCTTGGATGGTGTCGAGGAACTGTGGCACGTAGGCATAGGTGTCGACGGCGGCGGTGAGTGAGCGCGCGGTGAAGGCGTCGCCCAGGAAGACGTCCATGATGGGCATTGTTGGGGTCCTTGTTCGAGGTTGGGCGACGGCCCTCATCCGGCGTCGCTAAGCGGCGACCCCCGGGGTCAACCCCGGGGGGATTTCGTCAGCGGAACTTGACCAGGTTGGCGGCGAGGTCGGCCTGCGCTGCGGCGATCTGCGCCGCAGACGGCGAACCGCCGAAGGTCAGGTCGGCGAGCCGCACGGCGGCATGCGCGTTGATGACGGTGATTTGGGCCGTCTGGCCAACACCGGTCTTGCAGCTGTAGCCGGCGATCGCCTTCGCCGTGTTACCACCCGCCCATGCGACGTAGGCGCCGAAGGTGACGGTCACGTCAAATTCGTCGCCGACCGCGAAATCGGGCGCGCCGTCGGCGATTGTGAAGGCGATCTGATTGGAGAAGGCGCCCCCGACCGTCGCGTTGGCGACGAAGACGCCCTCCGGGTCGGTCACGGCGAAAACGCCGCCGTTCGTGGGAACCGCCGCGACGACCGTCACGTCGAATTCGTCGGCGAGAGCAAAATCAGCCCCGCTGGCGCTGATGGTGAAATTCGGGCCGTGTGGCGAATTGTAGGCGACGCCGACGGTGGCGACGCCGTCGAGCGCGCCGCTCGGATCGAACACAGCGAACTCGCCAGCGCCAGCCGCCGCAACTTCGCAAACGGCGAGCCATTTGCCGACTGCCGCGTCGGCGTCTGAGGTCAGCGAACCGAGCGAGCCGGCGCCGACCATGCCGGCCTTCTTCGCTGAGGTCGCCGAGGTCGCGCCGCCAATGCAGACGGCCTTGTAAACGCCTTCCTGCGCGCCGACGACATTGGCGGG